GTAACCCCGGGAATCCGGGGTAAAGTGGGGGTGTAACAGCACCCCCACCGCCGACGAGCTGAAACCGCGGAACTGTCGTGACCTGACCATCGGCGGCGCTGACGGTCCGGGAGAGCGGCAGAGAGACGCCCTGGAGCGGTTCCATTTAGGCAGATCGGGGCGCGGGTTGAGCTGGTAGCGGGACAATAGAGCGAGGATCGCGAAGAGCCCCTGGCGAGCCGTTGAGGCCGTCGGGGGCTTTTTCGTTGAGGGGAGATCGGCCGCTGCGCGGGTTCCGTCGCGGGAGCCGTGGGGTGATCAATCCAGGACCTGCAGGCGACTAATCGGCTACGCCGAGGTCGAGGCCACCGTAATTATCGTTACGTTGCATTATATCTATCGGGCCGGGGCGATCGATCAGAACATACAATGAATTTCCGTTACGTTATGCTGGCCTATTTATCGTTACGTTACTATAATTAGACCATAGCGAAACGGAACGGAGCCGCCGCCATGATCGAACCAGCAGACCGCCAAACCCAGCCCCTCCCCCTGGACGAGCAGCCAGCCAAGAAACGCCGTGGTCGACCTGCTACCGGTCAGGCGATGAGCAACGCCGAGCGGCAACGACTCTACCGGGAGCGCCAGAAAGAGCAACGTAACGAAAATATGCACAAGGCCGTTGCCGAGGACCTGCGCGCCGAGCTGCAGATCGCCATCGAGCGCATCGAGCAATTGGAACGTGCGAACAGGAACCTGCAGAAAGATCTGGAGATGAAAAACGGCCAGATCAAGGCGTTGAGCAACCGAGTGGAAAGCGCTGAAACTGAATTGTCGTTACGAGACAGTAATAAACTGTACTATGTCGAGCGCTGCAGCAAAGGGAGGCGGACCTGGAAAAAAATCGGCGACGGGAACGCCATGACGCGTGAAGTCGCCGAACTCGTAATGTCTGATCTCTCAGCTGCTCCAATCAACATGGGCGATAGGTTCAGGATAGTGCCTAAATCTCAAGGATAGCCCTACAAGCCGCCTGTAAGGCCTCAAGACGGGCATCAAGGGCGGCGCCCTCATCATCCAACTGCGACGCCCTAGAGCGCAACTGGCGAACCTCAGCAACCAACCGAGGATAATCATCGAGCACATGCATAACGGCCTCGAGGTCGGTAGATCCTCGACCGGCCGCGTAGAGGCGTGCCTGTTTGACCAGGTGCGGCGGGATCTCGAGAGGGACGGGAGCGCAGCGCATAATCAACGTTACATTAAATCGCGCCCGGAGCTGCGCGGATTATCCGGACACGATTTAACGTAACGTTACTCATTATGCGAAGCGCCTAAGACGACATGACAGGCTCGCCGCTGCCATCTGAAAGCTCCCACCAGACGCAAAATGATTCGATCGATTGAAGCCGGACACAGGCATCAAACTGTGATTCGACTTCCTCCTGGTACTCATGCACAGGGTTATCTACCAGCTCATAGCTAAGGATCATTCGTAATCTCCATTATGCGAAGCGCCCCAATCAAACAGGCGGGTACTCAGGCGAATAAGCGATGCGCAGCAGCTCGGCACGCCGGTCACGCTCGGCCCTGATGCGCTGAGCCTGCTCGTCGAGCCACTGGCGGCGAAACGCGTGCCGACGGCAACCCTTCGGATCAACGAGCATCCAGCAAAGAATCAGAGGGCCTACGGACAGTTTGAGCAGAAAGCGCCCCAGACGCTTGAGGATCGGCACATGCTCAGGCAACGGCGGCAGATAGCGGCCCTTGAGGTGCCAGGCGCTGAGCATCGTATACGGGGCACGCATATCTACAGGGCCCTGGTCGAGATATTCAACGCCATCACGAAATACCTGGCGCGTGTCATAGGCGCGATAAAGGTCCGAGCCCTTATAGGTCCACCGCTCGACCCTGACCTCAGTGCTGCGGCCGTAGTAGACGTTAGCGATATGGACCTTGGGGAGCCCAATGCCCATGACCTTGAATCGGTCCATACGACGGCACACAACCAGGTGCTCGCAGAGCGATCGGACGATCTGGGCGTCGCAGCTCTCGACGTCCTGAATCAGGAACATGACATCCCAACGATGCTTTCGAGCGTGAAGAAACCAGTCAATGAGTTTACGGCGCTCCTTGTCGTTCCACTCGCGGCTGTTGAGCCAGGTACCGCACTCGTCGAGCACGATCAGACCATAACGAGACTCGTCGTTATCGCGCGGATCGTCGGAGAGATAGCCATCACCGAGGGCATCCAAATCGGACGCCCGTGGCTTGTCAGGCAGCCGGATCGCCGATTCTTTGCAATACGAAAACATCTCGTCGAGGTAAAGATCGAGATTGGTCGCCACCCGGCGTCCAGCGGAGAGGTAATCGCGGATTTTCGAGACACACGCGAGAGACTTTCCGGAACCGAGTTTGCCGGTAACGAAGTAGACAGCCATAACAGGACTCCTGGGAGAAAGTCCCCTGCCCCGGCCCCCTCAGGGGGCCACGGCAGGGGAAAGCTCAGATGCGCGCTTTGACGGACGCGGCATGAATGCCGGTGACATAGAGCCAGCAAGCGGCGCGGGTGGCAGCGATTGCCGCGATGCACGCTCCGGTGACCGACGGGAGGATGCCCAACCCGGTCTCAACCACTGGATGGATTCCACCAGCGAGAGACACGAGCCCGTCGAGCAAGCCATTGACGGTCGCCGTAACGGTAGCCAGCAGAGATATCCAAACCGCAATGAGCGCGAGCCGTATGCCGTATTTGGCACCGAGTTTCGCAACAACGAACTGAGCGAAATAGGAAAAGATGCTGAGAAGGAATTGAGCTAGAGCCGCCATTACATGGGCCTCGCTTTAGTTACGGCCTCAGACCAGAGAGACCGGCAATAATGCCACGTGAACATGACGAAGATGAATGCAAGAACAGGCCGAACCCAATCGTTGATAAGCGGGCAATAGTTGGTGGACCACGAACCAATGACCGGCAATTGAGCATGAATCTCAGAACATCCGCCACCAAACGAATACCAAGACGACCAACCCAAGGGGGAAACAACTGACGGAGGTGATGCGACGTCCGTCTTTATATCGTTCAGCTTGTCGATATAAGGCTTATAGGCATCCGATATAGCAGGCATTTCCTCCTGCTGCTCGTCAGACGGATTCTCCAGGTCTGGCTGCTGATCCTCAGGCGTTTCGTCGGTTTGAGTTTCCGTAGTGGTCTGGCCGTCTTTCGTGGTGGTCGTCGTAGTAGTGACTTTGTAGTCAAAATAATTATCGCCGTACTTATAATCGTAACGATTTTGGACTGTAACGTTAGTCGTGGACGTTGTGCCATCAGGGTTTGTGGTAGTAGTCGATTGACTACGCGCTGGGCCATTCTGGAATGCGGGTCCATCAATAGGCATTTGATCAATAAGATCATCGAAGCAACGCTCAGGCGCGAGACTGCCCTCGCAGGACTTTTTGACCAATTCTCGCGTCCAATCGGAATTAGCCACCTGCCGGAGTACATCCTCCAGATCAACAAAATTAGAATCATTAAACGGCGTTATCTGAGGCTCACCAGTACAGGAGCGCAAAGAATCGGAATAACTACCGCCAGCCGGACACGTTGAACCGCTACGATCAACAGTTACCGTGTGAAAATCAGAGTAACCAAGAGCCTGCAGCTTACAGTCAGAAGTCGTATCGTTGCGAGCAACGATAGTATAACCGCCAACAGGCAACGACTGACCGTACTTACTGGAATAGACGTAAGTACCAGAGGGATATCTAAGCTGGCACGCCGACTTGGCGTTATATGCACAATTTGTAGTACCAGAAACACACCATTTATAGTCGGTACCCGATGGCGTGCCGGTAGCCGCATCGCCGGGAACTAGCATTACAGGCTGGCTGTTAACTATTTCCGCGCCTGGTATCTGATCAATAGCCCATCCTAACGCAGCAGTAGCGAGAACACCGGCAGCGCCCCCACCCTTAATAGCGCCAATTGCCGCCTTAGCCGCTTTTGCAGGATTAACAGAAATGCGCGGCTTAATAGTGACACCAATGCGCCCATCTACACCGCCAATAGTTCGGCCTGTTTTATGCTGTTGATTAAAACTCGGACCGGTCCACGACGGATGACCGACGTCGTTTGTTCCTGATGAAACACCATCAGTCAATGTCGAGGATTTGGACGGAATAGGAACAGGAACTCTAGATGCAGAATATGCCGCACCAGAAATAAAAAGGGCGACCGAAGTCGCCAGTACCAGGGCCGCCCTTTTCATTACTTGGCCCCTTTCTTGATCCACTTCTTGACGAGGGTCATGCCCACGTCAGGTGCAAGCGAAGCGGTCAGCAGGGCGAAACCTGCGGCGATGGCCAGACCGATATAGGTCAGGATCGTGGTCTGAGCCTCAGTAATGCCGGCCTCAACCTCACCAGCAGCGAAGGCCATCGGGGATGCCGCGACGCCAACGAGCAGAGCGGTTTTCGCAACGCGCTTGGCGAGTTCTTTTTTCGACTGATACATGGTGTTGCTCCTTGCGAGAGTTATCGGGCGCCCTTGCTCATCAGTCGGATGACTGTTCGCTT